CGGTTTGCCCTGCAACGCTTATTGCTCCTGCAGTTGCTCCTACCTTGCTGGCGTTGTTCGTCGTTGCTGTCTGTCCTGCAACGCTTATCGCGCCGGCTGTCGCGGTTACCGTCGTATTCGTGGCAGTGGCAGCCAGGATCTCAACACCAGAATATTGCTGGTATAAGTTCGCAGTAAAGCCCGTCGTTGACAGTGTGTGTGCACCGCCAGCCGCAAGCGCGCTAGTTGATCGCAAATGTTGAGTAATGTAGTTCTGGTTTTCCCAGAGTGTAGTTTCGGCGCCTGCTGTCGGTGTGATCCCATAATCCGTATAAGGCATGGGCTCGAATGACACAGCAAACAGCATAGAGCCCGCAGTGGTACCCGTGAACGCGCACGAAACATTCCCCTGCACTTGCGCAGGGGCGACCGTCACACCCACGGGGGACGCGGAAACACCAGAAAGTGACAGAACACCAAGCGCAGTGTTTGATGAGCTACTTACAGTGACCGTGACCGCAACGCTCGATAGCGCACCGGACGAGACTGCCCCCCAATACTCACAACATATTCCTGTGTCCGGGCAACTCCCGCCGCAAAGCTTCGTGAATGTTAGCCCCGTAGCCGTAACGCTAACGACGTGATTACTTCCTGTGTGAGTCGTGTTGTCAGCAGCAATACCTACCAAAATATAAGAAGCCTCACCCGTAGTGATTGACGCGGAATTGGTTGTGGTCGTGTTGACCGGCGTTCCCCATGGGCCACTTTCGATTCCTACGGGCATAGGCTGAAAAGTACACGAAAGCCCCTTGGCTCGCAAGGAGTCAAGGGGCTTTTTAGTTGCCGTTACGTGTTAGACGATCGGAAATGAGCAATCAGCTCCTGTACGGAACAAGGCCTCGATCGTCGCGAATGCCATTTCAAAGTATCCCTTATCCCCGTATGAGGTGCCCCACGAATTTGCGAACCTAACGCGCTTATCCCTGTATTTGATCTGTACAGCTTCGAACGCATGCCCACCACGAGCAGATCCCTTTGCTTTGACAAGTCCTGTACTGCTTGGATCATCAAAGCCTTCGTACCAATCACAAGCGAATACGCAAGAGGTGCCCATCAAGCCTTGCAGCATTTCGGTCAAATGAAACGCGTTAGCCCAGCCCTTGATCAAGCCAAGAGATCTGCAAGCCTTGGCAGCCGCGATTGTGCTTGTGCCTGTATCGTCGGGCGGATAAGTGCCATAGATGTTGTCGAGTGTTGTGGCCTTCGCGTAAATCTGAACCGCGTTGTTCTCGTTCAGGTTGTAAATGAAAGGCCCGGTAGATATCGCACCAGCCCAGGCGTTACCTTCACACGATCCGATCTCTCCTTGATCAAAGATCGGAACGTTGCGAACGTGAGTCACATTTCCGATCTCCTTGCTCGGTGTTTTGCTTAGTCTATACCCGGCAGACTTCGGATCGATCAATACGTGCCGGCCTAGCCTCTTGCCTGGTACGATGATCTCGTGTTGCTTTACGTGTGTAACTATTCGACCGTCGTTTTTGATTGTGTTTTGCATTTGCATATTAATACGAGCTCACTATCTGAGAATCGTTGCAGATACGATCTGCAAGTTCCAATACAGAGATCTGGTTCTGTGTTGCTATCGTTATGATCTCGCTGTTAGCGATGCGGTTCGCCACACAACGTGCGAAAGCGCCAGTAGGAGGGCCAGCATCATACTCTACTGGCGTAGGTGTGACTGGCGGATGACGTTCGCACGATTGCACACAAGACAAGACAATACCCGCCAACATCGAAAGCATGGCCAGCAGCACGAACCCTGCGGCAGTCTTCACGGCCGCACCTCGCGCACGGTCACTCCTCGGGCCCCTTTTGACTCCTGACGGGCTTTCTCGGCTTGAGCCTCTCCGTCTGTCGTAAAGCACAGATATCCGCCCGTGGGAACGCCAACAAGTGTCCCTCCGAGGCAGTACCAGCCGGGGGCGGGTGTCTTGGTTCGGGTCGTCCAAAGAGAGCACGACAGTGCGAATGCCAGACAAATCACGGGCAGAACGGTGTGTGTGTAGGTTCGAAATCTCATGCTCAAGAACTAACACACAACGCGCACAACAGCCAGAATTTCAATAGGGCCATTTCCAAGGCCAATCATACTCGCGCAAGTGTTTGGGTCTGCCCATTAGATCTTTCTCCACTACCGAGATCTTGAACCATGCTTTCTGATGCAAGTATTCGTCGTTCTGTGATGTCTTTATGTGTACAGTGTCATAAATCCAGAAGTCCCTAGGCAAGATGCCTTTCACGCTTCTCACTTGTATCCACACTTTGATCATTCGATCCGATTAGCACCCACACACAGGATCATCAAAAATATATTGCGTCAAACACAAGCGCCCGGCCCACCGTAAAGTTTCGCATGATTTGCCGTAACTTCCAATTTTCCACTAGGTGACATTGGCGGAACTATTGAGGAAAATGCCAAAATTTCAACATTTCTAATTAGCGGGTGGGCCGGATCCGTGATCTACGCGGAATCGTTCAACTAAAAATCAAAATGTTGTATATTTCAGCCATGTGCTATTTTCCTCAACGATTTCGTATATGTCTCATAGTGTCAGAGATTCGGCGCAGCAGACTTTATATAGAGGGGGGTCGTAAATGACACTATGTGTATGGTCATTTAATAGTGTCTATTCACATTAACTACAATGATCTGAATCTATGACACTATGATCTCTTATAGTACTGAAAGCCCTTGTTTTATGCTGGATTCCTTGGTTGCGCAGTCTGGTTGCACAGTGCTTGGTTGCACAGTCTAGTGCAGGTCTCCGGAGTGTGTATTACCAAAGATCTGCAACATTTGATTTAGTAGTTTGCTCCTGTGTGTTGTTGCAGATCTTTTGATCTCTTCAAAGCCCGCTAAATCACAACCAAAAGCACGCACTAACACGCAAAAAGATCTGCAACTAAGCACTTAATCTCTTGGTGCATTTTCGTGCAAAATCAGTTGCAGATCAAATCGGCCAACCGGGATAACCTGTGTGACTTTATAATTCTTCGGTTGCAGAACATTTCCGCTAGGTCTGTTAGATGTTGCAGAGTGGCGGGCCTGTGCTAGATGATCGACATGCGAGCGATTATCGATAGATATCGCGTTCAACCGGCGGTAAATCTTACATAGAGAAGGAATAAGCTCGTGATTGACACACTACTAGGGCCCGTTAGGGGCCGCAACTGCTACAAGTACTCCGATCAATACGGGCCGCGCCGCACTGTGCGACTAGGCCCCCTCGAAGATCTCATGCTAGCCGGCATCTTCCGCCAAGAGGCTCGCAAGCTCGGTGGCGAAGTGAACGCACAGTGGGTCTGCCAATACGGCCTGGCGTTGTTGCTCAAAGGTGCAAGCCCGCCGTATCGCACGAGCAAGCACGATCCGGACAGCACGCTGCCCAAGACCGCAAGCATTCGGCTGGTGACCTCTCAGGAGGACACACTAGCGGGGCTATGCCAAGCGCATTGGGTCAAAGCCGCCATTATCGCAGAAGAGACCCGCAAGCACAGCACACCCGAGGCGATCGTACTGCGGTCGGCAATTTGGGCGGCTTGGTATGATCTTGGCTGCCCCAGGTGAACGCCAAAAGCCCCTAGAAACTAGTCCAGGGGCTTTTTTCTTGCCCTTCGGTCGGGCGCTGCTACCTTTTGCGGGCTTGGTTGTGTCGGCAGTTTGAAAGCCCCCTTGGAGAGATCCTAGGGGGCTTTCGCTATTTCAGACGATCCAAAGTAGACTCCCTAATCTCGCAATGGTACCCCTGCCATTCGCACTCACGTTTACCCCGTAAGTAATCTTGTATTTCTATTTCGTTGCCATCGCGCATGCGTCTAGAATGAGATCGAACCCAGTGCAGCAAAGGGCTCCAAGTCATAATCTGAATCTCCCGTTGAGTTCAGCAAGCGCGGCAAGGTACCTAGGATCTTTAATGCCTTCCGCAACTTGCTTGATGTGTGACTCCCACAATTCTTCAGTTGTGAACACAGCAACGACTGCACCGGATCTTTCGCCGTGCGCAGTTACCCAGGCATAGGAGCCTTCTTCCTTTTCTGTAAGCACGGCCTGTGTGATACGCGTTTTCTTGCTCACAGGCAGGCGATCCACACTCTCGTGCATTAGACCCAAAGCCTCTGAGAGTGCTTTGATGCGTGCTTCACTGTCAGGATTTGACATTGGGTTGCTTTCGGTAGTGATCTGCAAGAATGTCTCGAATGATTTGCGCGTACGCAACGCGCCTGCTTTTGGCTTCAGAGAGCACGAGATCCATTAGATCTTGTTGAACGCGCAAAGCGATTCGCACGTGTTTAGGGTCGTCTGTATTTCGCATACTTCGTATATTTCCTGAAAGATCGGTGCTTCCCGTTTTCGTCGAACATTGAGTCATCGTCCAGCGGCATGCGCTCCGGTGGCTTTGGTTCTGGCATTGACAAGTTAGCGGCATCAGTCAAAGACTCCAAGCCGAGCCAGCCAAAGCCAGGAGCACGAATCCAGCAGATCGCCCATTGCGCGAGGTGCCTAGGAGGGTTCGAGCCGTCTTCTACGATCACGTATCTTTGTTGTGGGATCATTTCTTGAACTCTCCTCGGATTCCGCTAACCTCGAAGTCAAAGTTGTGCGCACAACTTGGAGAATGTTGACAAGGCTTTTTCAACAAATCAAAAGCTGGATCCGTTTTCGGCGTGTGTCCGTCAGAGGGTCTCTCGAATTCGTGCACGCAACCGAAATAAGGGTGCTCGGGTATAGGTCTGCAATCGTTGCCCAGTGTGTCGTGCAACACCAAGTCTTCTGACTGCAGTGTGACCGGCGCGTCTTCTGTTGTTTCGATCTCCTCAGACACATGAGCAAAGTCGTTCTGCAGTGCGTCAATTAGTGTGCAAACGTCATTTGCTGTCACGGTCTCTGATATTGTTGATAGCCCCTGCTTGATTGTGACTCTGTATGATGAAAAGCCGTACTTGGTAATTTTGGCAATCAATTTGGCACCATTTGGATGTTGTTTGGCAGTTGTGTTACCTGTGTGTGATCTAGATATCTGTGTCTGCCGTCGGCCGTTACTTCGAGAGCATTTGAGCACCTTATTCGGACACTGTCCTGTGTAAGAAAGTACTCGTATACATAGACTATGTGCGAGGTAACTCTTTGCACAACGGCGCAGCAATAACCGTGGTTAATAGTGTTGTGCTCTTTTGGCTCGTTCGGCACGATCTAGCTCCTTTGAGAAATTGAAAGCAGCATAATATATAGGGTACGGAACAACACTGTTATATCTCTTATCTGTGTGCCCTACTCCGCACAGATAGTCGTCCTTATGTCGTTCTACGAGAAAGACACTTACCCGCGTTTTCTGCATTGCTTGCGGTTGCAGCATGTAAGTGATGCCTTCGAACTTTAGGAACCTGCAATCTGAACGCTTGCATGCTTTGATCGAGAACAGCCAAGAGCCTAGACTAATACGGAAGTTGATCACTGCATTGATCTCGTCGCATGTTTTCGCGTTGCTCTCGTGCGATCATCTTCAAGGCGAGCCGATCCAGTGTCATGACTTGCCGCTCCGGGTAATGACCTTGAAGTGCTCGTTGTATTGCGTTAGTATAGGGCTTTAGTGGCACACTCACTGAAACCTGTTTCCAGTACGCTTGATCATATCGCGGTGTGCGATCGTCTGGATATTCCCCGCCTTCTTCGATCGGCACGGTCCAAAGAAAAAAGAACGTGCCTTCCGCGCAGGTGACTTGCGCAGTACTTCCAACAATGAGCACGTTATGATTGCTTTTGGTCTGTCTCATTTTCCACCTTTAGGATGTTCTGTAGTGTAATGCAGTAACGTTGCAGGTCGCCTAGTTTCGCGACGAGTAATGCACGCTTGAATTTTGCTTCAGGATTACCGGAGCAAATAAATCGGGCAAGGTCCCGCAGGTCGATCTTGATAGCCTCGCACATGATCGCGACGCTTTCACAGCCCTGTGGCACTCCAATGAATATAGGTGGCTGGCGTTGTTCGTGGGAGTGCAGCAGTGCATGGATCTGCTCTAGTGTTTTACGGGCTGCTAGATAGTCGTTGTAGGTGCCTTTTTTGCTGGTTGTGACTGGATCGTCGATCACGACACTACTAGCATGAGTGCCTGTTTTTTTCTTGTTCATGACTCGGCTTCAATCTGCGTGATCTGCTGTTGTGTCACTTGCTTGGTGCGTACACGAGAATAGGTCTCTAGTGCGTCTAGCAGACCTGTGTGCGTCACCGGGCTCATTGCGTCCAGAACTCGCTTCGCTTCGATCGCCAAACGATCGGCAGCAAGCTCTACAATGTTTTTTGCTGGTGGTGTTGATATCGGCATTTGCTCGGGCCCCCCGAATTGCTCCGGAGGGCTCCTAGTTGAAAGGCTAGACCGCTTCTGCCTTGGCCTTCGTGGCTACGGATTTTTCGCTGAAGGTGACACCTGCCTCGAACGCTCTAGCAAGCGCGAACCCGGGCGAGCACTGGCCAGACTTCACGCCGGCTTCTAGCTCATCAAGTCGCCTCTCAGCTGCCTTCTGCAAATCGAAGGTCTCAAAGGTGCGGGCCTTGATCACCTCGGGTACTCGAGGGGCTTTGATCGTGATCTTGTTGGTCTTATCTTTGACGGATTTGTTCATGATTTCCCTTCCTAGGGGTGTGTTGTTGCGTAGCACTTCTGTTTGAAGTGTCAAACATTAATCAGCGCAAGCGTTGTGGCACGTCCAGAGTGCCGCTTGCTCTTCGGGTAGGTCCTTGATCATCTTGCAGACTACTTCACCTCCCGCCCACATATCCGGTGGCAATGCGTATTCAGCGCGCACCAACCAAGAGCCCGTGTAGCAGTCTTCTGCTGGCGCCCCCGAATCGGAACCAGCGTCGATCGAGGCATCTTGCTCGACGTTTTCAACCGGCGCGGCAAGAGCACAAGCATTGCAGGCGATAACTATAAGTAGCGAGAATTTGAACATTGTATGGCCTCCTAATGCCCTAAGCCCCGGCCTTGGTAGGTGCGGGGCTGGTCGGGCTTTGGTCCTTTATGCGTACGTTGCCAGGTAGTCCTTATATCCTCCTGTTGTTGTTCCGGTTGCCCACATCTTCAAGATCCCGCGCTTTACCAGTTGCCGAACCACCTTGACCTCTTCTGGTCGGCAGAAGTCAGCTGCTCTGCAGTCGGCTGCCGCGTTAGCTACTATTGAAAGAACCTGTCGCTGTGCTCGACTCATGAGAACCATTATATAGGGATAACTCTAAATGTCAAACAATTAGCGATCTTATTTTTAGGTGCCCGGCACTTTTTTGGGTGACGGGCACCTCTTAGCTACTAGCTCACACAAGATGCTAAATAAGCGTTCCGGTCGTCCTTACTCATGCGTTCGATCGCTTCGCGGATCTCGTTCGCCAAAGCGTGAATTTGAGAGGTCGAGGTCAATTGCACGTGATAATGTATCACATGCCCTTCAAAACAGTCTCCAGAATTTGAAGTGTGGCCCCAATTAGTGTCACAAGAATCTAGCGTGCATCGAACAATATGGGCAACATAATCGCTTGAAGGTGCGGATTTGCCATCTTTCTCCGAGAATTCAATACCGAGGCGCAGCATGCTTTTGCTTTTTTTTACATAGATCGCATATAGTTTAGCTGACTGTTCGGATGTTTCAGGTAGCTCGCCACGGTCAACCACTACAGTCTCATTATTTGCCCATTGCTCGTAAGTCATGATCGGCTTGGGTAGTTCGAATTTGCTTGGTGTGTTCATTTGCTTTGCTTTCTGTCGGCTTGCTGCCGACTCGTTGGAACCATTATATAGGAGCGATTCTAAATGTCAAACAATTAGGATCAAAAAAGATCAAATACACACTCTAGGGATAAGACCTACGAAATCGCCGTCGCTGTGAAGCCAATAAGATCTAAGCACACGTCCGGAGTACTTATCCGATTCAATCGTACGGGCCTCATATTTGACCAAAAGACTGGTGCCGTATTTGGTCGTGATCTCCAATTCCGAGTGCCCATCAGATCCGGAAGGTAGGTGTGCGTTCAAGAGCTTATACAGGGCACTGAGTGCCGAAATGTCAGATTTCGCGCTTCTGCGCTGGAACTCTATTTTTTGCATTATCGGCAACATGCCTTTTTGCTTTACTCCACCGACTTGGACAGTGATTCTGTAAGTGATCATTTTACCCAACCTTCTTTGATTAGTGACTCGATCTCGATAGCGCCGGAGTCGTAAGTACCTGTAACCATTACCTCGTCGCCCAACATTCTACCGTGTAGCCAATTGCCTTTTCCGTCTGTCCAGGATCCGAGGTGCTTTGCTTGCATGACTCAACTGTTATGCGCCCTTATTTTCTAAATGTCAAACAATTAGAGATAAAAAAAGGGCCCTCTTGCGAGAGCCCTAGATCTTCCCAACCTAAGATCAGCCGGTTGTTCGGGTCAAAGGATTGACGAACATTTCGGGGCACCCCTTTTTTGCCGCCAAGAGCAGCAGGGCCCCTTTGCTGAGTGTCTTGCCATTTTGGGCCAACTGAATCGCATTGATCTGCAGTGCTTTGGAGTCTTCTTCGCTCAAATGCACGACGCAAGGCACGGTCTTGGGTTTCTCAGTCTTGGAATAGAGTTTCTCGGTATTCGCTTCGGTCATTTTTCATGCTCCTAATCGTTTGAAATCACTATCTGACATTTCGACCCTAAGAGTCACTGTTAGATTTTTCCTGGTTCCAGGCACTAACCCGTCCTTCGAATCACTGGCAATGCTCTTGGTGTCAACGATTTGATACTTAGCAGGCACTAGACCATAGTCAACAATTTCGACGTCAAAATCTGATAGGTACGATGCCCGATCCGGAGCAGGAGGATCCGGCACCTCATGGCCCTGCAAGCGTAACTCGAGCATTACTTGCATTAGTAGGGCGGCCACACCTTCTATTTTGGGCACTAGGTTTCGTTCGGCTTTGAACGCTAGATCTATTGCCGGTTGCAATGACTCGACCTCGGCCGCTAACGCTTGCTCGTAGGGCTCCAAGTATTTGGACCATCTTCGATCGAAAGACTCTCTGGTGTCTTTCTTGCCCTGCTCTAGAGCCCTACGCTTGCGGCGGGCCTCGGCTGCCGCATTCGCCAGGGTTTTGAGTTGCGCGCAATATTGCAAATACTCGTTGACTAGCATCGTCGGTAGCCCTCCAAACGATCGCCAAGCAGATAGGCGGCAAATGCAATGCCGATCGCAGATAGTGCATCCAATTTGCGTGGACCCTTCGGAAGCATACAGACCTCATTGGCCGTTAGCAGTTTGGCGATTTGGTTCGCGTGAACGAATTTGTCTGTGTGAGCTGCCTGTAGCACTAGTGTTTTCCAGGTCCCTACCGGCAGCACGTACCCGGGAACATTGTATCGAGTGCAGATCCTACCGAGCATGATCCCAGTATCGATCGCTAGGGATAAGATCGCATCCTTGTTTTTGGTTGCTTTTCCTTTGAGCCACTGTCCCTCGGTCACTAACCAAATATACGGATCTGCACTGTCTGGCATGGCCATCTGCCACGCATCTATACCAACGATCGGCGGAATCTCGTATTCGTACTGCCCGATCTTGCGTCTGATAGGTGCTTGCCAATTTGCGAGCATAGCAGCAGCATTAGACTGCCCAGGATCTATTCCGACGATCATGGCATAGGATCCGGAAGAGAGTTTCCGCAACGGGAGCAAGTATCAGTGCTTGAATGCACTGCGCAACCCTTACAGTAATACGGGGTGCCGGCACATCGTCGGATATCCGATCTGGTAAGTTCCTCCACGGCCCGCACATCGTGCTCCGATATTGTGCAGTCTCGCATTGCCTGTTTTAGGATCTCCAAACGCCTATAGAGAATGTAAGACCACCCACACACGTCCAAAAGCTCTTGCGTGATTTCCTCGATCAACTCTCTAGGATCTTTCTTGAAAGACTTATCGCCGTATTCTCGCGCACCGGCTAGTAAACGCGTTTCGATCTTTGAGAAGAATTCTGGCAGTCTGTCAAGCTGCCCGTTCGTAGTGCCACACTTTGAGGATTCCATTTTCTTCTATTCTCCTAGCTTTTTTGGACCAACGATCCATCGCAACAGACTCTGCTTTGACTTGCACGTCTGGTAATAGCACTCGTGGGACTGTTGTCATTAAATACTGAAGTCTTTGATCTACTTCGTGCACCAGATGTATCGGAGCCTCGAAGATGAACTCATCATGCACGAAATTGCACATAAAGCATTCACCCAAAGGACTGCGCACGCCTTCCGAGGTAAAGCCCGTGAGTTGCTCGTAGATCATCTCAAAGCCAACTTTGCTTTCGATCATCGTAGCAAGATGCTGAAAGGGGTGGTTCGCTGCTGCCGAGTAAGTACACCCGCCCCTAGTGACGTTAGATCCCCAGCACTTGACCGTGAAGCGACCTTCTCGATCCTGAGGGAACATCCGATCGATGCTTCGAAGCCATTCCGCGCCGTCCGGATTTGCGATCTTGCCTATCTGGATTAGTTGCTCACAGAACTCTAGAGATAAGTCTAGGTGGTAGCCCTGCTTTGCGTAATATCTAAGGGTCTTGGCACCCATGCCGCCATGCCTTCCGAACTGATAGACCTTGCCGCAGTTCCTTTGCAACGAGATGGTTTCATCGCCGGCCTTGTATAATCGGCGGAACTCTTCGTAAGGCAAATTTGCGATCAAGCAACCAACGTCAGAGTGCAGATCGGCGCCTGAATTAATGCGGTCTGCCATGCGACGCAAGCCAAGAGCCTTTACGATCTGTTGAGCAAGCGTGCACAATTCAATGCCAGAATGATCGATCGCAACGAAAGCATACCCAGGCCTGGGAATGAAGCATTCCCGAATACCCATTAGTGTGCGAGCTTCTGGCGATTTGCACTTAGGGCACGATTTCTTGATCGAGTGGTACACGGCCCCGCATTGCCTGCATTTCTTCGGACTACCACGCCTAGGGTTCTGAATGTTCGGGCCGCTGCTAGTCGTTCGACAAGTGCTCGCAATGCCCCAATGCGTATGGATCGGGTGCTCCGTTCCTTTCAGGAGCATAGGTAGATCCTTATTCAGAACGGCTGCTGTTTCGCCGTACCGTGCGAAGTCTTCTAGGATCGGATTGCCCGATTCTTCGAGTGTTGCACGTGCGATCGAAATCGAAGGCTCGAAATCTTTCGTCGGCTTGCCTTGCTTGGCTTTCTCTCGTTGCTTCTTCTTGCGATCGCCCGATTCCTTAGTCATGGGCGGCTTATTGTCGTACGCGTAAGCGACCCACTGTTTTACGATCTCAGTGTTCTTGTGGCAGGTGCCGTCGCGATCTTGCCGAAGAAAGCCTAGCTTCACAAATTCACTTTGGAATTCTTTGATCTCTGCAGACGTGACCTCGAATAGTTCCTCTATCGAGTAAGGGTCCGTGCGCAGCCCCCTACAGTGGGCCATGTGCAGCCAAAATGCTCGCCGGTTGAGCTCCGCAAGGTCGTTCCAAAAGACTTTTTGGGGTTGTAGCCATTTGATCTCTTGCCTTCGGAACAAGCGCAAATCATGTATTGCGTCAAGTGTCGCGTATTGGATTTGCTCTTTGGTGTAGGCCTCGATCGGCGCCCCTAGTAGTGGACCATAGGAGCACTGAATCGAGTCGACTTCTTCGTCTTCGGACTTGCCGGCAAGAGCGGGCAGGCCGTATTTCTGCCCAATGAACGAAAGACCCAAAGGCCCTCGTCCGTCGCCTTTATAGATCTCCGCCAAGCGCTCTAGGATCATGGTGTCTATGATCCTATTTTCTTTCAGGGCTTGGAGCACAGGCACGACTAGATCGGCATAGTGCGCGACGAGGCAGCCAAGATCATAGACTATGTGGTGACCACATGAGACCTTTTGTAATACGTGCTGCGCGGCATTCCAGATCTCAGACGTTGCACAAATGCCGAACGAATATTCGTCCGTATGCAAACGAGACCCGACACCGGGACCAAACGTCAAGAAATCTTGATCGTGGGCCCATGTCAAGCACACAGGCTTGGGCGCCATGTAACCGGGAGCGAAACGCTCGGTTTCAAGATCCCAACAAATTAGTGGTTGCTCGAAAGCCATTGAGCCTTTGAGGGCCAAGATCCTGCCATGTATTTTCGGAACAAATCCAGGGGCAGCGTGCGATTTCTGTGCTTCGCGGTCGCATTGCGCGCGCCGTTCCGAAGCATTCCAGGGCTTACGCCGAAATCTGTGTACCTAACGCGATAGTGAGCAACGTCTGCCCAACAGTCCCGCATTTCAAGCCCGGTTTCTCGATCACTGTCTGACTCGCTCAAAGCCAAAGGGTAGATCGCATGGCTCGCAAATGGCGCTTCGCCGTAGTTGACAATGCTGTCATATAGACACCAAGCAAGATAACGGATCGCGTCTGTTGCTCCGCCTTTGAATGGCGTTTCGATCACGACTCTTGGACGCATTTTCTTCGCTCCTACAACGAACATTTAGATCGGCTACTAGTTAGTAGACAAGACACGAGCACTTCAAGGGACAGCTTACTAGCGAATTCGTTCTTTCTTTACTCGTGTCTTGTCTGGGGCACGTGCCGGGCATTGCACCCGGCTGATCATTGTTGGTCCGCAACGAGATCTCAACAGTCAACGCATGTTGACCACGTGCCAAGTCTTCTAGATTCGTCTTACTTCAAGGAAAGTTACTTGCGCGCCTTTGCTCGTGGTTCCGCAATTTTGAACCATCTCTAGTCTAACCGGCTGTTGATCGTACACACCGGCTAGTGTTTGCGCCATTATGTGATCACGAGCCGGATTGGCTTTGAACTCCGGATCTTGTGGGTTCTGTCCTACTACCGCCGCAACAATAGATCGAAGTTTGCCCATGATCGGGCCAATTGCGTCAACGTTCTTTGGATTAGTCGGCGCAGGGTAAATGAACCTAGATCCCGGAGGCAAGCCGGGCGCCGTAGATTGCTCGATCGTGATCGCTGCTTCGAATTGCGGACCCTTGCGTTTTTGAACGAAACGCAAGCCAGTGAACAAGCAAACCCAACGCCCCTCTGCGCCTTGCTCGCGCTTGAATGGCACGTAAGGGATCCTTGCAGTGTAGGACATTACCGCTTGATCGTCTAACGATATTGGCGGCGCGAATTGCTGCCCGGGTTGTGGCGCGTAGCCGCCTGCAACTGGAATGCCCGGCTGCTGAGGGTACTGAGGTTGTGCAGACGGAGGGGCGTACTGCTGTTGTGCAGGCGGAGGGGCGTACTGCTGTGGTGGTGCTGGGTACTGCTGTTGGGCAGGTGGCGGGGCGTACTGCTGTTGGGCAGGTGGCGGGGCGTACTGCTGTGGCGGTGCTGCCGGTGGGGCGTACTGCTGTGGCGGTTGTTGGGGGTACTGTCCGGGCTGTGGAATTGGCGTGTACTGTCCGGGTGCCTGCGCGGTTTGCTGGTAGATCGGGGCGCCTGATTGTGGGGGGTAATTTGGATCCATCTTGTTATTACTCTTTCTCTTCTCTGCTTCCTTTGGTTTTTTCGAATGCTGGACCCCTTCCCATATGAGGCCAGATGATCGTCGCGAGTCTAAGTTTCTGTGGCGAGCGTTGCTCTAATTCGATCGATTCTGCTTTCTGCCATGCTCGATAGAGGCCGTCAATATTTTCTAGACAGCCGACACCGTAGAAGACTTCCACGGTTTCTTTCGTCTGACCATCTCGGTGTGTGCGGCCTATGTTCTGTTCGGCTTCTTTGGCACTTGAAGTCATCGAGGTAAATAGATTGCGGTGCCAATTGTATTGCAAGTTCTTGCCTGTTCCGCAACTTGCCACTGATGCGACGATCGTCTTTTCTTTCACGTTCTCAATAAATCTACCTTGCTTGTCGAGGCCTTCTGCGCCGAAAAATGACCATCCTGTCAAGCGTGAGATCTCTTCACCTAGTGCAGTGCGGTGCACCCAAATAATACCACCGTCTTTGCCCCATTTGGCGCATTGCTCTAGAGGCTTACTTGAGATCCATTTCGTTACGCTTTTAGGCACGAAGGAAGGCTCTATTAGCTGCCATTCTGCTAGCAGTCTGCGCGCCTCGATCAAAACGTCCGGCGGCATGCCTTCGAACAATTTTCGACCCGCTATTACCGCGTCTTCAACCTGCTTTTGAGAGTCTAGCCAATCAGACTCTGAAATAATCCAACGAACGCAAGAGAACCATGCCCGGCGCGCTTCAAACCAGTCCTTCGGAGGTCTCGGATCGTAGCCTGAGAAGAATCCCAAGCATAGTTCACGCGCTATGGGGTAAACACCAAGACGCGGATCGCCTAGTATCCAACCGTCTGGGCATTGCCACGTGTTTCTCAAGTCGTGGTAAGCAGTATTGATCGCCTGATCTGAATGCCAGTATACCGGGTACATTTCTAGACCCGCTTCGAACTTATCCGTAGAGATAATAATCCCAGGAGTTGAAAACAGCCTGTTGCCAATGAGCTCTTTAGCCTCCCGGATCGTTTCGCATTGTCCGACGTGCGGCCACAACTGCCGAATGTCGCCACGGATCTTGCCGCGCTTTTCTGTTGTGTCTGATACTATGTCGCTCCAGATCTCTAGTGTATCAGGATCCAAAGGCAGTGGAGACTTACCCTTCAAGGCCCAATTAATGTGCGGGCCTATCTGTTGCAGATCGTCTCCTGGACTTCCTGAGAGACCGTTCCAAATCTTATCAGGCCTCTCGAACATGAATCTAGACATACGGCGCGCACAACTAGCCGTTTCAATATGATTCAACATGTGCATTTCATCGCAAATAATCACGTCAGGATTGTAATCCCACAACTCTCGTTCATGCTTGCGGTGACTCAAAAGACCATAAGACATGATCCTGATATTCGTTTGGATCTTCCAATGAGCTCGAAGCTTCGAGTGAATGTCCGGCGTTTCTTTCGCGAGAGATCCTTTGGTCAGCAGCAATGGGCGCTTAGCTGCCAAGATCGTTGGAAGCAACGCACAAATCAAGGTCTTTCCGGCGCCTACTCGTCCAGCGCACCATAGCCCGCGACAAGCATACGCATTCAGCAATGCGACTGCTTGCACGGGCCTTAGTACTTGCGTGCCATATTGTGTGCGAAGTAGGGCAGTTAGTACCCTAACGGCTCCTTCGGAATAGTTTCGCCAGTCTTGCACCGGCAGACTGGCGATCCTGCTCATGCTACGGGCACTAGTTGCACAGTAACGTGCATTTCAAACTGTTGGCCGTTGATCGTCACAAATTCGACCGTACCGGAGCCCTTGGATTTACGGGCTTTCTTGGCCGGATCGCCTGCTTCACCCGCAGGGTTAATTGCAGGTGGCGGGGCGTATTGCTGTTGTGCAGGCGGAGGGGCGTACTGCTGTTGTGCAGGCGGAGGGGCGTACTGCGGTTGTGCAGGCGGAGGGGCGTACTGCTGTGGTGGTGCTGGGTACTGCTGTTGGGCAGGTGGCGGGGCGTACTGCTGTTGGGCAGGTGGCGGGGCGTACTGCTGTGGCGGTGCTGCCGGTGGGGCGTACTGCTGTGGCGATGCTGCCGGTGGAGCGTACTGCTGTGGCGATGCTGCCGGTGGAGCGTACTGCTGTGGCGATGCTGCCGGTGGAGCGTACTGCTGTGGCGATGCTGCCGGTGGAGCGTACTGCTGTTGGGCAGGTGCGCCTGCCGCTCCGGCCAGTTGTGCGAGTTCCTGTAATGCTTGCTGTGGATCCATGATTTCTTCCTTATGTGCAGTATTCGATATGTGGGCATTGTCGCGAATAGTCGAAACAAGCCGCACGATTTTTTGGCAGATACATGTTAATTGCGTCTGTCAAGAATTTCTGACCTAGATGCTGATGCTTACGAAATAGTGCTCTAGTCGCTACCATGTATTGAGCCAAAGGCAACATTTTCTCGACATGATCGCGACAATGAACGTAAGGCACGTTACCCAAGTAAGTTCTCTTGATCTCTCCTTTCGACTTCGGGTACCAAACCCAGTCAAGTTCGCACTGCAACGACCGGAACTTAATGCACTCATGCATGCCATAGATCATGGCCTGGTGATCGTTCAATAGTTCAGATTCACTCAAAGCGAAACGATTAGTATCAGCAATGAATTTGTGATCGCCTACTAGAGGCCTATGGGGTAATTGCCAGTCCTTATAGCCGTCCCAAAGCACACCTCCGAAACGAAAAGCAAAGGGCTCCTCGACCAGTACAGTCCCGGGTTTCGGCAGCAGGTGAAGACCCTTGATTAAGGTGCGGCCCTCTTTGCACGTTTGATCCGGAGTAATGCCGAATTTCAGATAATTCTCCGCGAACCCGTGCCCCTTTTTTCCAAATTTCGTTGCTGGCGTTTCTTCACGTGGATATTTTGCGATTGCAATGAAAGCCCATTTAGCGACGCACCGCTCACAACTCTTATAGGCGCTTGCGGATATCCCCTCGCGTTCCGTTTCTTGATCAAGCCGCAAAAGAATAGCCCACTTCCCGTGCCCAGATCTTCAATTTCTCGACGTCTATTTCGTACCAATTTGATCCGTTAATCACGTGCCTCGCGCAAGAGATCCCACTAAGCGCGCTAGCTATTGCAGCAGTGCTTGGTGTCGCTTGTCTTCGAAGCACGATATCCCAATTGCTCGAAATGCAGTCTATATGAGCAAAGATTCGACCTTCCGCGCAAAAGTACTCTGTGGGTTTGAATATGCTCCTATTAGCAAAAGACTTCACGAAGAATTCGCATAGCTGCGCACGCACCCCGCCACGAACGACTAAACGATTAGTAAGATCTGTACTGTCCTGCTTGACGCCAAAACGGCCATACCAAGGCACGTTGTGATAATGCACCAAATAAAGAATGTGCTTTGCTAGTGCGTCCTTTTCAATCCAAAGATCGTCAATGCGTGCACGCCCGCCAATGCTGTCTAGATACTCTCGCGATCTGCTCGTGGCATTGATCTCAAAGAGTCGTTCCGCAAATGCCGGCGCGTCATCGCCCGACATTGCGTCATGTATAGTCAAAAGAGAATGACTGTTGGCGGCCATTACCAAACGGATCGCACCGTCTAGTGGCTGCGCAGCTCTGAATTTCTGATTACTGAATCGTGTCGTTGACTGTATGAGCTCGCGCAATTCTGCAATCGGTTCGCGGCCCCTCGAATCCTTCGGCAGTGACTCATCAGAAACCACGACCGGGCAACGTTCTACGGCTGCATTGAAATCCCCTAGAACCTCGCGCAACTTGGGGGGTGCCCCTGTGGTCCAAATGCGTGACAAGCCACGCACCAAGAGAGATTTGCCGGCGCTACGGGCGCCGATCATGACAAGGGCTGACAACGGCCTAGAAAGGTCCGTCGAAAAGTGCAACCAAGCCAGCAGTTGCTCTTGGCTCGGCCCGGCGAGAATTGACAGCCACTGTTCGACCTCGGGTGATCGCTCAGGTTCCAATTTGCGCATGGGGCAAACTGGAATGGTCAAACGACCCTCTTGCAGATCAAGCTTCGGATCTTGCGCGACCATCGACCTTCGTACCTCTCGGATCGGTGTGGAGTATTGCTCTAACAGTCTAGAGAGACCCTTGAGCTTAGGGCCTTGTTCCGTTGAGTCGTAAGTGCTTGCAGTGCTAGGAGCCAAAACAACGCGGGCAACATTGACTAGAGATTCGTGTGAAGCCTCGAAGATCTGGACCTTCGGACCCCCTATCAAGTAGTAGGATCGATCAGATTGCAGTATCCAACAGTGCGGTAGTTGCTCTCGTGTCACTCCGAGGGAATCACAGATCTCTTGCAGCTCAGGGGCACTGTATCCTTCTGTTCGATCGCTCGCAAAGTACTGTCTTATATCTTCAATGCGCTTTGGTGACATTGAAGACACGTCTTTATTTTCTGACACCCTGTTTCTTGCGTTGATCACCTTTTGCTCAAATTGCTCATGCGTCAGGCAATCGAAAGGATCCTCTTGCTGCATTAGATTCAGAGAGTTCTGAAAATGCACGAGTAAGGCTTTCTCATCCACGTCCGGATAAGCCTCTACGATCTTGGAAACAAGCTGAAATGTGATCGTGTCACGTTCGCCTTTCACCGCGTATTGAACGCCACGCAAAACACGAGATAGACGATCGCCCAAGTCAATTAAGCTAGGAGATTGCGAACGCACCCATTTCTTCGATAGTTTCGCGAGTATGTCAGAACTCAAAGATCTAACGGCTTTTATGTCCCGGTATTTTGAGTCGTCGGCTTCACCAAGATCGGCAGCATGCAAGGGCTGTCCGTCGAATTTGCAACACCAGGGCATACGCGCCGGGCTAATGGTGTCCCCAGGAAAATAAGAGTATTCAAAGTACCGGCGACTAGGATCACACACTCTCGAATCGGCTTTCGGGGAATACCTTGCATAAACCCTCCTAAAGACTCGCTTGTATTCAAGGCCCGTCACGGGTTGAGCAAACGGCACCCAGATCCGGAATTTCCAGTAACCTCGGGCGAAATCATTACTGTGTGTCGTATGGATCAAGAATGTGAGACCGTCGTTGATCAATGCGCGAACAGTAAAGAGCACGTCAGCAGGGTTGCCCGAATCTACGTCTATACCTACGCCGTAGACTTCGATTACATTGTTCGCCGTGAAGTGTGTGCAGCCCTCCACGTAGCGCGCTAGGTTGATCACTGTCGCGTTGCCTTTCAACGCGTAAGGCTTTGGATTTGTGCGCACGTATTCGCAAAACGTGCCCCAACTTGTTTTGCTTTGGCGCATCCAAGTTGGTTCGATATTGTCGAATTGCGCGCAGTATATTTGCGCGCCATCGAAATTATTTTGCATGCTTTTGCTCAGAGTGTCGGTATATTCTGAGAGTACTGAGGGGCGAAAACAGAATCAGATAAACGATCGGAAGTGCAGAAACTGGAGATCTGATAAGCACCCGTTGAAGGTGTTATATCTCGCTTGATCGCGCCTGTGCTTCCGTCAACCAGATCGTAAGGCATTTGGTAATGGATAGAGTTCCCACCGTCTGCAACGATCGGATAACCCGTCCAATACGTGCGCCATGTGTTACCCCAATCATCAGAAATGTGGGTGTATCCGTAATAGCAGCCCCCACCATAGTCCAGCGCAAGTGGGGTGCCAAGAGCCGATGAATCGCGCAAGGCAACCTGGCCCGCCACTATTGTCTTGCCTACCACTACAGCCGAATTGAGCAAGCTTGAAGCCCTGAAATTGGCGCCGGAAGTGAACAGACCAAAGGAGTGGTTTGATTGCTTGACCCAAGTCGTGCCGTTATCGGTCGACGTGTACGTTGCACCGCCCGAAGTAATGAGCACCCAGCCGCCAACCCACCCAAAGGTTGCAGGAACATAGTCCAGGTAGACTGGCTGATCTGGGCACTCAAACCAAATCGTGTTGTCACTGCCCGTCAGCGTTTGCGTGACTGGTGACATACTCGCGTATGTGTTTGCGTACACCTCGATCGTGATAGGGTTAGGGCTCACGCCGCTCACGTAAACGCGAATAAGAGTGCCATTATTCGCCGCTATTATCTGACCATTTCGCCAACCCGAACCGCTCCAAGTTCCGATCGTTGTGACATTCAAATCAGAAGGGTTTGGGAAGTTAGCCCTAATAATCGGCACGTTCTGGCCTGCTTCGTCTATGTGATATAGATCTTTGAGTACTCGATCGACACACGATCTTTGATGCGCTGAAACGTTCGTTGTGCTTGCAGTTGCAGAAATGCTTGAAGTTGCACAATCCGTCAAAAAAGCGCGGATTGTGCGCGTCCAGACGCTATTTGCATAAGTGTGCGCGACCTGAAAACATCGGTACGGATCGACGAGTAACGTTTTAGCATATCCTGTCGTAGCCTTGAACCACGCTGGCCCGCTAGAGCCCCGATCATAAGTGCTCTTGAAGTCATCAGCAGCAGCCGTGAAGACTTGACCCTTTGGCAGTAGCATTGCGTCTCGTTGTCTAATCGCCGTGCGCGCCAATGCTTGCTGCTGATAATTCAGGTGCTGAGGTCCGACGTTGAGCACGTCAGGCTCGTGCCCATCCGAAAGCATGCCGGCCGTGGGCACGATCTTAGTCGGGCTGTTGGGCTGGGATCCTGATGAGTAGAGCTCCGAAGTAGCCCAGTCCACGGGAGGCGAGGGGAATTTTGAGCAATTGATCATGGTGTTGACCTGTAAACCTGGGGCAAATACCCCGGAAATTCTGTGTTCTCGTGTGTCGGCTCGATGTAGATCTCAATTAATAAGCCCGGATCTCCGCACGCTTCCAAAAGTCCCACGTATATTTGCATGATTTCTTGCGTTGTATTTCCTTCGAATACAGGCAGACTGGCAGCCGTTTGGCGTATTTGCAAATATTTTGGCGGAAATTTTCTAAACGTGCGGTTCGTTACACCAAACAGGATCTTATGCAAGAGCATCAGAGACCGCAACGACCCGTCCGTGTTGTTCGCAAAGATCCTGCCTAGTACGATCCGACGCAATAGCTCAGTGCTCTCAGGCCTCGAAGACTCGCCCTGATGTTGAGCAATCTGTACTAGCCTCAAACGATCCGCGGTCTCTACGTCCCGCAGTAGATCTATGTGCGCAAAGACTTTGCTTAGTGCGTCACACTCGATCAAGATAGCCGAAAGAATGCATGCAATTCGAGGCTTACCCTTGAACGGATCGGGCAAGCTGTTGAGACCGTCAAGTAAATGGCTCATTCGGATTACCAGTTATCGGTTCGAATTTCAGAGGTTACTCGATATCTGGATTTTGCCTTGAAAGCGCTGCCGGATGCGGCTTTGCTCAACTGGATCGGTGCACTGTTTCCAGTTACCGCACCAAGACCAAAACCGAGTATGGTAGGCACTCCGCCATTGTGATTTGCCCAGGTTAGGTAGTCATTGCCATTTGCCTCGGATGTAACACTTGCAATCGTCGCGTTTCCTGACGCATCGTAAGTTATTGAAATAGACTGTATTACCCTGCAAATTACAAGAGCTGTTGCTGATGACGTTGTTCGCGTGTACATTTCAATTTCAAACGTACCGACCCACGTTTGATTTGCTCGATCTGCGTTCACGCCGATCGTAACACTTCCGACGGTTGCTAGCGTGTCTGACGTGTTGACAGTGACGCTAGCAGAAAACGAGGTGTAACCGGCATTTGAAAGAGTATCCCAGTAACCCGTACCGTTGGCATAAGAATTCAAAATCTTCCCAGCGCCGGCACCTGCGCGTAATCTAAAAGATGCTGTATCTACAGCAGCAGAAGGATCTAAAACATCTCCAAATCCAACATTGCTCACGAATGCGATCGGATAAGAACCAATGCCGCTTTTCCCCGCTTGAATTCGCGCGATGTTGTTAGTCGTGTCTAATTGGATTGCAAACCTCTTAGTTGTGTCCGTTCTACCAGTGATAGCAAATTGAGCATTTGAAACGGGGGCCGCCGGATAACCATCACCATCCGACGTTAGTTGCAACGGAAATACGGGCGCAGCTGTTCCGATACCGACATATCCGCCCTTGGGGTTGATCGCTAAGGAAAGCTCGCCAACACCAGAGTGCCCAGATTGAATGAGCGATATCCCTCTCGTGGTGTCGAAGGCAAGAGCAAGGCGCAGCGTCGGGTCCGATGAACTGCGTACAGAGAATTGAGACCAGTCGAGCGGAGAATCTGCGACACCTGTCGCATCGCGACGCACATAAACAGCTGAGCCATCGTCAACAACTGCAGAGTTGCCGAGCGTGTTTCCTGTCGCGGTGTACTTGGGCAAATAATGCTGGGTGCCGTTGCCCGTGTTGATCCCTAGTGCCGCGTATGTCCTGAACGCGTTGTCTGTCCCATCACTAGATAGCAGTGTGCCCGCCGCACCTGTTATTATTCTGTTGGTGAATATTGTTCCAGTCGCAATATGCGTTCCGTATATTTGAGACCACACAACAGAAGTACCCGTGCCATTGCTGACAAGCACTTTATCGGCAGAATTTACGATCGGAACCAGACCACTAGCGGCGTTCGTAGGGCCTCCAATAACGTCCGATCCTCCCGTTATGTGGGAAGATGCATGTGCACTGGGGGCTGTCGTGGAAACCCAAGATGTCCCACCGGAGCCGTCCGTGCGTAGGTATCCCGCAGAAGTGCCCAAAGCAGGAAGCGTGCCTCTCGTGGTCGTTGTTGCGGCACTAATCCCCAAACTTAGAGCCCCTAGTGTTCCGCCTCCGGTCAGAGGTGCTGTTGTTGTGATCGTCGGTAGCCCTGTCAGTTTATTCCAAGCAAGATCGGAAATGTAGGCGTTTCCAATCCGATTAACCCAAGTTGCAGTAGTGCCCGAAGTAGACACCAGCAAACCTACTGCGGTAATGGCAGGCGCGAAACCAGCAGTCGATCCAACAGTAGCGTGTAACGATCCGCCGCCCCTGTTTCCGTGAATCGTGTCACTCATGGCCGCCCAAATATTGGACGTGCCGTTGCTCGTTAGCACGTAGTTAGCGTTACCAAGTGCGAGCTTATTCACTGCTACGGAGCCGTCGGCGAAAGAAGCCGAGATATTCTGCCAAACAGCTGTTGTTTCCGAAGTAGCTACCAGATACTGCCCGGCTGTTGGCGGTGTGCTCGTGATTAGCACTATGCCCGCCGACGTTCTGACGCCTGTGGTTATTCTATCGTCGGAAAATCTAGAATCGTTGCCTTGGGCGATCGTGCCCTGCTGTGTTCCAAATTCTGGCAATGCGTGCTTGTGATCTGCTCGTGCGACGTTATTGGATGTACCGTCAACATTTGAGCCCCCTACGGTTAGGGCAACAGGAGATCCGAGCGTCACTAAGCTTGCAGGCTTGTTAATGATCGAAGACCAGTCAACGCTAGAAATGTACTCGGACGTTAGCAAACCCCAGACAACGCCAGACCATTGTCCTGTTGTGCTCATTAATACACGCTTGACACCAAGACCAGTGAAAGCCGAAGGCATGCCCGTGATCGAAGACCACGAAGCTGAATCCCCGGGGCCCACTTCCGAATATTCCAGGTTAGTGCCTTCAGCATTAACCACTGCAAATTTTCCAGCGTCTGCCGGGTTGGGTCTTTTGATTCCACCCATGTACTTTAGGATCAAAGACTCGGCGGTGTTTACGTCGTATTCCAGATCAGTCATGATATTTTCACCGCCGTAATTCTTGAGGAGTCTAGTAGCAATATTTGGTTACTTGCTGGGATGAGTGCTGTGCTTGTCGTGGGAATTGCTGTGTAGCCAAAGACCGGCATTTCTACGGAAATCCCAAGCGTTTTGGCTGCTGTGATGATGTCATCGAATCGCAAGGCTTGCCCCTGGCTTCGTTTGGCTTCTGTTGCGATCGTTCTTTCAACATCTGTGTGCACAACGTCGCCCCGATATTGAATAATGATGTAAACAGGCAGCCCTACACCTCGACTGAATGAGACAGATATTTGATCGTCTTCTGGTGTTGTGTAGGTGCCCTGAATATCTCCGATCGCGCTAGTTCCCGGGGGTATATCGTAGCCTATTGCATCGAAGATTTCCTGATTGTCAGCGTCTTGCCCGAGGCCATCCCATACAGTCAAGCGAAAAGAGTGCGGAGGTAAGGTCTGTTTCCAAGTGTCTAGTTGATTTTCTTCAACTGATACATATTGCACACCTGTCACACCTTCGACCGCAGACCTAATGGATCTTAATGTGGAAGAGGAATTCTTGCCAATCTCAACACTTTGCCTGAGTCTCAAGTCTTCTATTGACTCGATATCCCTACCCGGTTGTGCGTCGTTTTCGTTCGTTACAGACAATACGCCATCAATACTTGTGATCAGCTTAGTAAGAGATCCAGCGGGCCCTACCGCGTTACTGCTGGCAATATTCGAAGTAAACCACAGGTAAACGTTTTGCGTCTGCAAAACACCGTCAACGACTTGTGCGCTTTCTATGATCAACGGCTCGCGGTTTCTCCAAGCGTTGCTTTCGTTGCCGTCTTCCGCGACAGTAATAGACCCGGCTGATAACGTGTAACCGGCGGGAAGTTTCACAGTAAGCTTGATCCTGACTGTTCCCTTGCTTGCTCCTAACCTCCAAGTATTTGTGAGCTTGCCCAAAGACACCACCTGGCCGCCTACGGCTTTTTGACGATCGAGACCATTTGCAGAGATCTGCGCTTCTTCCCACAACTGCGTTAGTTCATCAGCCGCAGAGATCAAGATCGCACCTTCCGGATCGCCAGCGTCTAGCGTTAGCGACGTAGACACCTTAGATCGAACAAATTCGGCCATTCGCGAAAAAATGTCATCGTACGTCTTTGCCCTGAAGCCTTCTTCAGTCATGCCAAATTCAGTCATAGGACGATCTCTGCTTTCTCGTATTTCGTAGTGATATGCAAGACAGCCTTATAGGCACGACCTTCAACGTATGAGATCTCCACCTTATCAACAGCTACTACTTCAGGATCTTGCATGCAAGCTTCTATGAGCTTTTTTTTCATCAGTCCGACGTTGCTTGACTGTCCTATAACGGACAAATAGTCCACCCCTGCTTTTGAGTACTTGTAAGATCCTAAAATGATTTGCAGGACAACGGTCAAGCGAGATCTAATACGCTCGATTCCTTTCACGCGAATCATGCTGCGCCCATGTTCATCTAACGCAATGTCACCAGGAACATCAAAATTACGCATTATTCAGCCTTGAATTTCGTTGTTCCGATTCCCGTGCGTGCCTGGGCCAGCGTTGCCCCTGAGCCTGGCGCCAGCGAGTCAAGGGCGCTCTCAAGTGCGGCCGCCCACGTCTCGAATACAGGCGCCTTGCAGACTTCTTTGCCTTCTTCACTGTTCGGTTCGGCAAGTGCTTGAACGACTTCCCCCAGGCAAATGCAAGCGTCTGGGGTGCCAATAACAGCGTCTGAAGAACCCGTGAAATCCAAAGCATCCAGATCGCTCCTAAGACCTGGTATGAACATACCGTACAGGCCGAATTTCGTCAAAACATTAGGAGGGCTCGCCTTTCCCGAGATTTTCCAGCCAGAAAAATCACGCATTGAAAACAGCACAATACCAGTGTCACCTTCCTGCAACGGAAAATGCAGATAGTGTCTAGAAGTGCCAAGCACTTGAACAGGTATATCTGTTAATATAGGGATCTCCGGATCTATCTTGATCGAAGCTTCAAGCGTGCATGTCTTAGCTTTCGGATCGTATGAGCGAACAATAGCGGGGCATTGCGTGTGCACGCCGTCTAATGATTCGGCAATGGCCGCTTTTATGATCGAAGGCCATTTGCTCATTGCACTTCACCCTTTGCATCTATTGACCAATCGTTGCTAAAGGTCGCGCCGTAATGTCTTGTTTCTGTCAATAGTATGTTTTGCTTAGTGTCTCGGTGCTCAACGCGTACTTGAAAACCGGGCAACACTTTAGGCATCAAACGACACTTGAAAGACACGATTGATTTGGTCTTATCCTTGCCTCTCTTTTCCTGTTGCGGGCTTCCTTCTAGACCTGTTGCTGGAGTGATTAGCGGGCCCTCGCCAGCGGATTCACCTACAGGTCGGATCTGGAATTCACCGTCTATGATGCACCATTCGAAGCCCATAGACTGACACATTTCAGTCAAGATCTTCGAAGATGATCCGCGCAATGCAAGACCATTGGGCAGTTGCAACCCTGAAATTGTCTTATAGGATGATCCAAAAGCTTCCCAATTAGCTTTCTTGGCTCCGATCGAATCAAGCAGTGACTCCACAACGTCTTTCACTAGAGTGCCTCTAGCGAAAGACTTAGACACCATGCTTTCTACGATCTTTGAATCAGAATCGCCGGACGAGATAATGGTCTTTATGTCGCCCCTGCCTTCGAACGTTGCGTGACGCAACTCGCCATAGAAAAGCAGATCCATAGAGTTGCGATAACCAGCCGAGAATCTGACGGGCACGTCATCCTGAACAAGCTCGGCTCTATGCGCAGGGTTTAGGTTGTAGATCACAAATTCCGCGCTGTTCGGATTTGGCGTCTTATCTCGAGATATCGAGAACTCGAAATCTAGAGATCTATTACCCGGTGTTCCGTTGGCTCCGGTAATAGACTCGATCAAGATCTTACCGATCTCGAGCCGCCAGGATCTACCCTGTAAGATCGTCATAGTAGAGCCAACACATATTGCCCAAAGTCTGCTTGTTCGGTAGTTCTGTCGATCCTGTCATATTTGCAAAGAACAGACGTCCGGGAGGCTTACTAGATTTGGCGACACCTTCCAGCAGATCTTGAAACATGATCACGGTCTGACCCAAGAGTAGTGCTTCGCCGTCACTTGTAAGCATATCCAATGACCAAAATTTGCCGTATCGAGACCAACACAAGCGCAGAGTATAAGAGGCATTTCCCAGATCTGCGATCGTTTCGTATTCGTCATCACTTGCGGATTTATCTAGTTCAATGATCGAGATCATGATCTTACTCGTCTGGGAAAAGCTTTTTCCAGGCACCTTCACCTAGCTTCACAAGCATAGACTTTTTGAGCACTGCTTTTTGCTCGTCTGTCATCTCCTTGGAGCCAGCCTTGCCCTTTGATACTTTGGGTTTGACGATCCTTGGTATGCTTGTTGTTGCTGTTTCTGCTGTTCTGAATTCTTCGAAGTCAACAGAGAAAGACTCTGCACCGTCAAGATCTGCGGTGTAGGATCTAGAGATCTTTGAGATCCTAATGTTCATGTAGACATTCTGTTTCAGGATCACTGTGCAAACCGCGAAGTCCTTAGCGGCGTTCAATAGAGCTTGGTGAAATTCGTTCACCCAGTCTTTGCTTGGTTTTTGATCGAATGTCCAGATCTTCAATTCGGGTTCGCTTGAGCCCGTGATCGCGCTTATGGCGCTACCGATCGCATTAGCAACTTGAGTAGTCAGCCAAAGCAAACCACCCGGCTTGAACTCGCTCGCACGTACCTCTAATTTCTTTGGTGATCCTGTCGTTAATGACTCAAGAGGTGTAGCACTTTGCAACAGCTTGACCGATAAAGTTTCCGGGTTGATCACTGAATGATCTGAAACATCGAATCCGGTTTCGACCGGGTATTTCGCGTGCTCTATCGTGAAATCGTGATCGTATTGAACCAGAATGTCACAGCCTATGTGCGTCTCAGTTCCGTCTGCAGATCGTGCAATTAGCCAGTCCACTAGGGCACCCCTCTGAACGCGGCTGCAACATCCTCGGCTTGGGCGTCTAGTGCGCTGCTAATGTCGCCAACGACTTTGCGCGTTGCTTGTGTGTCGCCTCCCGGGACGGTCGCATTTACGGACCTATTGTCATTGATTGTAACTGTTTTGCTACCGCTAGGGGGCGCGAATGCAGGAACCCCGCCCATAGTGCCTGAGCCTCCTAGTCCGAGCTTACCGAACCATTGCACGACCTTTGCAAACCAGTCGATCATACCCTGCCATTGCTCTTTGAACTTACCCCCGATTGCTCCGAACATGTCATCGAAGAACTTACCGATCTGGGCGGAGCTTCGCATAAAAGCGGCAACCCAACGATCTCGATCCTCGCCAGACTTTGCAAAGAAAATGCCTGCACCTGCAAGCATGCTCAAAAAAACACCCGAATACCAAGAGCCTATCGACTTGCCGACCCCCTTGATATCGTCGCCAAATTCATGCCAGAAATTGCGCAAATCTTCGATCGCTGCTTTGGCACCTTCAGTTCCGATCATTGACTCCAAGAGTCTCTTGATTGCAGAATCCCCGCCTTGCAGTGTCGTAACCAAATCTTCCAGCAACAGACCGATCAAGATCAAACCTGCCCACTTGATCAAGGTCATTGCGCCCGCATTGTTGAACGCACGAGCCGCATTAGTAAGGCTTCCAAACTTGACGATCACTTTTGCGAGCGTGCTCATGAGCAGGCTGTTTAGGTACCTCGTTGCAAGCACCGCGATCAAGGTCTGTAGCACTTGCGTGCTCTTGATGAATTTCACGACCTCTTTAGTGCCTTTAGCAAAACCCCCTGCAACACGGGCCCAGATCGGCAAGAACACACCCACGGCCGCGATCCGCAAGGCCTTGAAAGCACTGGCCGCACCTCGGTTTGCTCTGCCCAATTTCTCGGCGTTCTTTCCGAAATCTTCAGACATTGCCGGACCGGCATCTTCGATCTCTTGCCGTAGCCTCTCAACAGCCGCTCGGTCAACTTCGAACGCCGGCAGAAGTGCAGCCCCGGCAGGCCCCATAAGACGCATGGCAAGGGTGCTACGCTTCGCATCGTCGGTCATTTCCCCAAGGGCGCCAGCGAGCTGATAGAAGACGTCAAGCGTTTTTGGATTTGATCCCTTTGCAATGCCAATACCTAAATCTTTGAACGCGTCAACAGCCGGACCCTTCGCCCCTTTGGCTGCCGCAGTGATCGACTTGTTCAGGATCAATAACGGGCGTTGCAATTGCTGTATGCCTACACCTGCAGGCGCAACAAATTTGCTGATTGCTTGGAGTTCTTCGAATGAAGTGCCAACACGCTTGGAAATGCGAAAGACTTTCTCGCCTTCCTCTACCTGTTGATTTGCAAATTCTGCAAGCTTGACGGCCGCGAACGCACCCACGTATTTGAGGGCCGCGCTACGCAAGCCCTCAAACATTCGCATGCTAGCTGTGCCGCTCTCGTCGGCTTGCTTGCGCGCCTTCGTGATTGCAGATGTCCAGCCTGTAATATTGCCGATCGATGCACCCAGTCGCCCCTTGGCTACCGTAGCAGCATTGCCAAAGGCATTAGATAGACCTCCTACCTTTGCTTTCGTTGAGTCAACGGCCGCATTAGCCTTTTGCAGTGTCGTTTGATCAAATGAAAAAACGAACGAGGCGAACAGTTGTCTTAGTGCTCCCTCACTCATTTTTCTTGCTCCAAACGATCTAACTCATGCAACCAGGTCATTGCTTCGTAAACCTCGATCAAAGTCCAATGCCTAGAGATCTCATAATACGAATCTTTGATCTTCGGATGCGTCGCTACGAACCAGACGGGCTGGCAGATCCAAGTAGGGACATAAACCCTTTTGCCTCCCCCAGAAGTAAAGTCAGGCCATTTTCTGCTAAAAAATCTTCATACTCGCGACGCACGCAACCGATCAACCATGCAACCATAAGAGGTAAACGACGAGCAAATACATGCTCAAATTTCTTTACCTTCTGCATATCATTTCCGATCTTGACCTCGCAAGCGTCTGCAAAGATCGGATATATCTCGCGCAAGAGTGAGACGGTTCCTAATAACTTCGTGAAGAATGATTGTATCTCGCCGTCTGTTGTACCTTCTGTCGGCTTGATCTCACCGTCTTTGAACTCGATCAAGTCGAATAACTCGGTGAACACCGGTATAACAGCGTCCCTGAGTTTTTCTAGAACGACAAGCGACGAGATAGGATCCAACGGGTTTAGACGGAAATCCAGATCCTCTAGTGAGAAGAATACCGGTTCACCGTGCACCTTATAACTATTTTCGGCCATGTTCAGGCCTTACCAGCTAGATCGAGTTCCCGCCAGAAATTGCAGCACCCATGTTGCCGATTCCAAGGAACTTCCAAGTTCTTTCCTTCGGTTCGGAACCATGCTCGGTGCCTGGATGTGAAACAGGGATCAAGTACTTGAACGCGAACAATGTGACACCGGATAGATCTTTGAGCAGAAATGATCCAATACCCTCGCCATTGTGGGTATTAGCGTAGATCGCAAACAGGGCCGAGAATTGCTCATTATGCGGAGAACCATACATGAAAGTAATCTCAACTTCCCACCTAGGATCGTCGGTTTGGATGATCGTGACGTGTCCGTCTGCTCCCTTTTGCGAGGTGCTTAGATCTCCAATAGGCGTGATCTTGATGCAAGTTCCTTCAGCAAGACCGTGCAACAACGGGATAGCCGCGCAAATGCACGTGATATTCTTAGCAGCGAAAAAAGATGTTCCTGACATTTGTTAGACTCCCATCGTCCCGGTAACGTCCAAGTAATGCATTGATCCAAGCACTCTGAATTTGTAGGTCGTGCCAGGGTACCTGCGTTGCCCCCGATCCGTTGCAGACACTTTTGAGGTGTCTTGCACAGTGACGAGCCAACCACCGTCTTTATCGCCGCGCTTTGCGATCACGCCGGCATCTTCCGCAATGCCGAACACCTTGCTAATAGCATCCTCAACGAGACCTTCACCCGTACGATCAAACGGGATATTGTCGTTGGTAGCTTCCATTTGCACGATTGATTCGTTGATACGAGCAACGACCCAATCAGCTAATAGAGTGTTGTCAAGGAAGCGGCCCGACGAGGCCCAACCATCGTGAAGCATTGGGATCCCGGATTCCTCGAAGTAAGCAATGCCATTGTAGGATCGGATCGCTGAGATCTCTGTAGGTGTCAACGCGTCAACGATCGGACCCGTTACCGACTTTGCGTGCAAGGTAACGACCTTCGGGGGCGCTTTTGCGAACCAGTACCCAGCAGCAGCAGCATCAAGCCTCCCTCCTTCGTCACGAGTAATCACGATCGCATTTCGACTAAATGCGGAGCTCTTGAGAACAGCCGCAACACAAGTCGGCTTATTCAGAGTCATGCAATCTGTGTCGGCCGTGATATTGAAGCACCTCTTTCCGTTGGCTTCCGCCCAGGCAACGGCCGTTTCGATCGCACCGGCAGAAGTCCAGCCGATCAAAAGACCGTACCAATCAGAATCAAGAGTGTTGACGGATCCTAGATCTTCCGTAATTCCTGCCGATGTACCTACGCGCGTGTGCTTGATGTTGCGCGTGAACCCGCGCACGTGAATTGGCTTGTTTGCTACTGCAGAAGAAACGGAAATAGTAGCCGTGTCATGGTTCACTGACAGCCCTAGATCATCGTCTATCTTGCCAGCCAGCGCCGTTGCGATCGTCGTTAGGGTGTCGCCCTGAACTGCAACGTAACTGGACAGCACGGCCGTGGCAGACCCGACCTTGACCCAAACGGAGTAGGTAGCACCTACAACAACCTCAAGAATCTCCAGCGTGAATGATTCTGTTTGGACGATAGCAGGAGCCACCTTGAACTTGCTGACGTGGGGCGTCTGACTGCAAATCACGGAAGCCAAAGCATACGCATCCGAGTCTACACTAACGCCGTCTGCAACTAGCCCGGCGAGACCATCAGAATCCGCCGAGTATTCACGAACGCCCGAAAACGCGGTCAAATACGCGTAAATCAGGATCGTTCCAAAGCCCTGGACCTTCGGTGTTGCGTCTGAAATAGTTAGAGTGTTAGTGACTAAAGTCATGATTTTTGCACCTCATACGCGGGAATTTCGAAGGTATTGGGCCCGTCTGAATAAGACCCTGCAAGGCCGACCTTGTTGAATGTTTGATATGTCGGATCGGTGTCCAGGCTCTGAAAAGAAGCTACCAGGAAAAGGTCAAAAGATCTAACCTGAATTTTGCTTCTTTCCCAGGTGTAAATCAAAGGAATGCATTCGCTAGGCATTTTGGAAGGCCACACACCGCACGCCTTGATTAGTGCGTTTTGATGGTGTGTCATCATAGATCGCAAGCGTGCGTCATCTGCTGTTCTTAGTGCGTCTGATCTTCCGTTGCTCATTGCACACTCTACGCGCACTTGCAAAGTCATGGTGCGATCTACAGAAACAAGCACGTTGCATAGACCTTTATCATCGATCTCTTTTTTCTCGTGTGTGATTCGATCCTGGAAAGAGCTAACGTTCACAAGTACGATAGGTTCGGCTATAGGTCTAGGTCCGTCGAGCCATGCAACGGCGCCAGCGGGCTGCCTGGCAAGCATCGCAACCCACTTAGGGATCTCTGTCTTTATTTCGCCCCACGTAGTCAAATTGCCTCACCAGTAATGTGTGCACGCAAAGCGTTTGTATCTATGAGCGGTGTGCTTGAGCCCTTACGATCCTTGGTAAGATCCGAAATATCCGGGTAAGTCCAGCCATTAACCATACGTTCTTGGCAATCAGCAGCAAAATACGTTGCGAGCTGTTGAGAAATAATCTTGGGATCTTGACCTGCAATAAAGGCTTGCTGGTATCTCGCGATCGCGATCTTACTCAGTTCGGCCTTTCTCGCATCATACCAGCCTCTAATGAAAGGTCTTTCCTCTTGATCTCCGAGGCCAAATTCATGAATAGAAGCCAGGGCCGCGATCGTTAGATCTTCTTCATTGTGCTGTTCGTCGCCTTTTTGCAAAATGCCCACGTGAATTTCTTGTTTTGCGTTCAAGAACTTCAGTAGTCGATCCAACTTGGATCTATCTTCACGAACTACAGGCACCGCTCCCCTAGTGAGTTCTGATATAGTATGTCGTCTAATCTCTTGGAGTAGACCGAAACAGTCAGAGTAGCTGTTGACTTGTCAGAAACAAGCCCTGCAGATCTGCCGATCGGGCTTTCTGCAATTAGTGCGGCGGCCTTCAGCAGCACAAGATCTAGATCTTCGAACGTGCGCGCAGCTTCTTTCAAGCACGTGCGCACGTGTGCTTCGTGTTGTTGACTGATAGGCTCAAATTCAGGGAACCTATCAGTAAACTCTCTGAGCTCAACGATCATTATTTCTTGTTTTTTACGATCATACCGTTAGTGACTATGTGGCTAGAGTGCTCAACACGCGGCACCTTGAAGCCATCACCAACCCAAGTAACTTGATCCTCGTCAACCTCGATCGACTCTATAGTCTTGGCTTTCACCATATTGATCAAAGCCTGCAGGTACCTGCTGGGCTTGATTACCTCTCCTGTTGACGGATCTATCTGCTCGTGTTTTGGGTAGAATGGTCCTGTTTCACGTGTTAGACGGCCCTCCATACCGGGCAAAATTATCGGCTGTTCTTTGCATCTAAACGCATACATTCGTCGTTTGGTTCCGGTCGGCGCGGTCGGCGCGGTCGGCGCGGTCGGCGCGGTCGGCGCGGTCGGCGCGGTCGGCGCGGTCGGCGCGGTCGGCGCGGTCGGCGCGGTCGGCGCGGTCGGCGCGGTCGGCGCGGTCGGCGCGGTCGGGCCCTGTTCTGACAACGACATAAAAGAGGCAAGATCTAACTCATTAGACATAGAAATTCCTTCAGTGCCCGAAAATTTCGGGCACTTGCTCACAATAGCACTTCAATTCAGAAGGTCAAAAATTACGGTCTAGAAACCGTCGGCATATACAATGCCTTGCGTTGATTCGATGATCGTGCCTGTGGTGCGGAAGGTTTCTGGCACGATACCGCCCAAGGCGACCTCTTGGATCTTTTCCTCGCGGAATGCGCGCTCATTGAAGGTAGCAACCTCAGCAGACTTGCAGAAGCACACACCTCGATTAGCACTTCCGGATCCTGCCCCAGTTAGGTGCGCAACCTTGAAAATATTCTTAATCTCTGGTCGTCTCTCTTGTGCTGCCTGAAAGACATTCTTGCCCGAATATGTGTGAACTGATGCCGCGCCCTTATCGTATGCGGCCGAAGGCAAACAAATATCAGTACCTTGGAAATACTGATAAGAGTTATTCTCGACTGCAACCGACATTGCGATCAGGTCTTGCACCATTTCTTCATGCGTTGCACTAGTCCACGCAACGCCCGTAGCAGCCTTGGTGCCTAGCGTAACGAGAGAAACGGCCGAACTAGAGGCAAGTCCCCCGAGACCTCGGACGGTATCGCCCAAGAAAGCAGTCTTGTCCAAGTACTGCTCGACGATCTGGAAGTTCGCTCTACCGGCAACCTCACGCCAGTTGATCTTATTGCGATCATAACGCGCCAATTGCTCGTTAGAATACATGAACGCGAGCGCTCCGGTTACTGCTTTCGCCGTTGCCAGTGCGCCGTCAAAAGTCGTTACAGGCAAACCGTTGATCTGATCTCCTGAAATGAACTTGATTTCACCGGAAGGTGTTACCTCATACATTTCGATCGTCTGAACAACGTCGTCAACCTTACCTAGCATTGTAGGGCCAAACACCGTGCGGAACATTGGCGGGCGATACTGTGCTAGCCGATAATCCCGGAGTTCTTTCAAAAAGTCCAATCGAGTAATTGCCATGATCTACGTATCTCCAAATCAAAGTCGTTGTTTTGCTTGGTGTCGGCTTCGATCTGGTTGTTTTCTTTACGAAGCTGCCCGGGCCGGCAGGTTTAATCTCACGAGCACGGGCCCCGCACCTGTAGTAGCTCGCTCGACCCTGGCATTCGGAATCAATGCCGTCTCACTGGTGACCGCGTCGTTACGAAGCACACCGAGTTCCGTTCCGCCCGCCCCGGTCGCATATCGCGCATAGGGCTGCGCGCCTCGGGTCTGGGCGGTCTCCGATTGCATCCAAATGCAACCTTCTTCACGGACCGAATGCAGCTCACCAAGGGCGTAGTCCGTCGTTTGCGTCGACGTAGCTTTGGGCTGGCTCGGGTCGTAAAGGAGCCCGCCGATCGCGGCCGCAACGTTCGCCGCAGAATCAACGGCCTTCACACTACCGTCGGCCGCACCCTGGCAAACCAAGATGCCTGCATTAGCTGCCGCGTCTAACTTCTTGGGGTTGTCAAAACCTCGTTCATCGCCCTTGTTCCCTCGTCGTGAAACAGCGATTGTAGCTGCAATAGTCGTCATTGTTCTGGCCTTTCCTACTTGCAAAAATTCTCGATCACTTTACGCCGCTAGCTTTCGCCGTTGCAGCCGCGTACGGGTTCGCGTCACCTGAATTGCTCGATCCGTCTTCACGAATGATCGAGCTGTAGTCCGTCTTGCCGGCAGTCATGCCTTCAAGATAAGCCTCCAAAGCTATCTCGCTGCTGTCCGCCTTGAAACTATGCTGCGGGTTTAGCTTGCTAACGGCCGCCAGCAGCAAGTCTTTGTGACTCTTGGCTTCGACAACACCGTCGGATCGTTTCGTCGTGAACTCGAATTCTTTGCCCAGAATTGGCGCAACCTTCGAACGAAATTCAAGTTCCTTTTGCACGGCGGCTTCAAGCTTGTCTGCTCCGCCGTCTGCTTTGAGCTTGTCTTCAGCAGCCTTCTTCAAGCCTTCTGCAGTGTCCGCGCGCTTGGTTTCGTCTGCTAGTTTGACCTTAGCCGTATCGAGCTCTTTTTGAAGCCCGTCGGCGCGATCCGTTTCTTTCTTGACCTTCAGTTCAAGAACTGAAATGTGCGTTGGCGAGCCTTGCTCGACGTTGATTCCGTCGCACACAACCATGGTCTTGGGTAGTTGAATTTCTGTTGCCATTTCTGTTTCCTCACTATCTGAAATCTCTTCGTTTCCGTCAAGTAGTAATTTTGCGGGCCTTCCAGCTCTCGCGAAGCCTTGATCGCCAAGACCTAGCGCGTTAATGATCATGTTCCTTTGAACAACATCGTAAGACTCGCCGGTATCGGGATCGACACCCGGTGTTTCGTCATAGTCGCAATCGTATGCAAGAGAGCATTCTTTGAGATCTACACCTACACGAGGGATCTGCGCCGGATCGTCAATCAATACGGGCCCCATTGTCCAGGATCTGCCGTCGATTTTCTCGGGTGCTTTTCTACCTTCGAGCAAAGTTCCGATCTTCAGTTCCTTGACGTTGTGCGGTCGGACCCTTCCCGGATGCTTCAAAGTGACCGGTGCGCCGCGCATTGAATCAAGCGTTTCCTGCCGAAATACCTCGGATTCTGGCCTAAATTCCTTGAGGATGGATCCATCGGGCTGTCTGTAGCTTTGCACGCCGGTGCGTGAGAGCCTCGCTTCCACAATTACACCGCCACTAGAGATCCGTTTGATAGTAGAGAGGCTGCCCGCGTCTGTTCTGAAAACCCTTTTCACGCCCAAACAATAGCCTTGGAGGCCTCACGCTGCAACATTTATTGAGGGCAACACAGGCTCAGCAACGCAGCGACATTGATAATCCTCTCCCGGGTTGCATCGTCGATCAGTTCTAGGATCTACAACGGGAGGATCCTTATATTTGAACTTGTGATCGTTCAAGATCCAATGATCGGCGCAACCAGGCTTAGTTGCTGGATTGCTCGGGTTGCCGCGTTCTCTTTCGTCCTTCGTGCCGCGCCAAATATACTCAGTTATTCCTATAGATTCATGTTTTGCTCTAACGATCTGCGCGTTCAACTTCAGTGTTTGATCTCTTGCCCATAACTCCGCTCTAGATCTAACACCATCCGCCGAATCCAATAACTTCTTACTCAGCTCACTAGGGTGCAGATCTGGATTTGCACTTATGATCGTGTGTGCTCTCTTGATCATGAGATCTGGAACACTCTTGATTAGATCTATGTTCGTTGCGCGGAACGCTGCGATCTGCTTTGCACCGCCCGCAATGTACCTAGCAGCAAACACACTAGGCAACGTATTGGCGATCTTGTTAGCGTTAGTCTCGATCGCACTAGTCGCTTTATTGATCTTGCGTGTCAGACGCCCTTGCAAGTGTGTTCCGAATTGATGCCTGAATCTGCCTTGCAAGGTGTCTTGCCAAGAGTCTTGCTTCAGATCCAACACGTCGATTAACAGATCTCTAGATAGACTCCAGATCTCTGTGTAGACCTCCGACATTAGAATCAGAGATTCGTCGGGCGTATGCGTGCTTGGCATTGTGCGAAGCCTTCCGGCTTTCGCATGCCTTCCGGCTTTCGCATGCCTAGCTTGTCGCGCCTGTCGGGCCTGGGGCACCTGTCGCGCCTCCCGTCGCGCCTGTCGGGTCTGGGGCACCTGTCGCGCCCACGTCAAACGGGTTCCCGGGCGCTTCTGGCGACTTCTTTTCTAGCCCGGGCACGTCCGTTTCGCCTGCTGCTAGACGTCTCTCCAAATCAGCGATCATTTCCGGGCTTGCATCCAGATCGATGTCTTCCTCATGCAAGGCAGAAACCAAGATCTGCAACGGAGATATTGCGGACATTTCCCAATATTGGCGGTATGTTTGCGACTTTTTGAGCTGTAGATCTGCTTTCTCTGTTACTGTCGGAACCCACAATGACGGAAATTCTATTGTGCATTTATGCCCAGAAATGGCTTCACAAATATTCTTAGCTTTAGGCCCTACTGACTGTTTTCTGTATGAGCCTATGTAATCGTAATACTGCGTTAGGTCTGAAGTGCCTGTAGCGTTCAAGCCTGCAGGCGAAATACCAAACAAGATCGTCATCGGTGTTCTAAATGCGCCTGTGATCTGCCTAGACATTTCCTGCATTAGTTGCGGCACGTCCGAGAAACTAACAGCTATGCGTTCAGCTGCCTCACCGCCGTCAGCGTCAAGAAAGATCGTCTTAAACAGGCTCTTGCCTCTAGACATCGCCCTCATACGGTTCTGTGCGACAGTGTCTTTCCCAGTACCTAGAGCTCCGTGCACGCCTTTCATGGTCAACACCATGATCGAATACTCGCGCAACAGATACGAGATCGCTTCCCAGGAAAGCCCGTAATTTGCTAGAGCCCCGTAAGCCTGTTCAAGCACGGAGATCCAAGGCACTTCAGGCGTCGGATCTTTGCGCACGGCACCTTCACACAGAATAACTCTGGATGCGTGAATGCGCAGATCTGTGAAGAATCCGGGCTTAGTGATGTTGTAAATCACAGGCTCGCCCAATGTCGGGGAGTTAGGATCTAAGTCTTTACGTTCTATCTTCACATGATCCCAACGAACGCTAATCAAGCGCCTAACGCCGTCTTTCTCGCCTCTCGGTTCTGTTATATCGCGCGCCTTGTCTGGTAGCATAACGATCACTGCGCCAGCTGCCGCACGGCCCAAGCATAGTGCACCGCGCAAGATGCCTTCTGGATTATAGGGGTCATGATCGAGTGCTTCGAAGGCCTCTTGCGTGGCCTTGTCTGGTGATCCGTCTGGGCCCTTGACCGTGAAACCTTCCCTAAGGGACATTTCAACGGTACGATTTACGCCCGCTTGCGCGAGCCAATCTCGCTCCCAAAGGTTCAAAAGCTCTTCTGTGGGCGTGGCCTTTTCTCGCAAGAAAATAGGCTTTTCGCCGATCTCTCCGGAGCCAAATCCCTTTAGTAAATCGACGAATCCGTCGAAAACAAGCTGTTCTTCGGGTTGTGCCATTATGTTTCTTCCCATCTTAGCGCAGAAGCCATGGGGCCACTATACCAATTTAGCATTGCGCTTAGTGTATCGGCGCGATCGTTCTTTGCCACGTTCGGGAACCCTACGATCTCTTGCAGCCAACCGTCTGCATTGTCATAGATCCATTCAGTCTCTTGAGGATCTGCCAAGTTCTTTTGCGGGATGTATAGGTGCCCACCTTCGATCGTAGTAGATCCCTTGCGAAGTCTAAAGATCTTATCGCCTTTATCGACCTCTTGCTCGATCGGCTCGGGTACACACGTCCCATTTTCTTGATTGTGCGCGCGTATGTCGGCACATAATGCAGATCCGTTTGCTTTCGCTTCAACGAAGATCGAGCAACACTCCCGCCATACTGGGCGGCTTTGCGTTTCTATGTACATGCGCTTAGCTGTTGGGTAATTCCAAAGCCCTCGAACTTCTGCGATCAAGTAAATCCGACTAGATCCAAATGCAAACAGAGAGCCTTGCACCATACTGTGAGATTCTTGTTCCCCCTTGAAATTCAAATCCCAGAATTGCACATAGGTGAGCCCCTGCGGCAATTCTTCCGGATCGTAATACTTGAACCATTTCAGTTCAACGACGCCACCAGTATCAGGTGTCGGGTTCTGCTGCATTTGTGCGTTTATGTTGCCTGTTGTCGAAAGACCTCGTTCAAGATCTTTCACTACTTCCGCTGGGAACCTTTTTGGAAAGAGTAATTCCCCCTTTTCTTTCCTAGGGTCTAGGCGTGCAGACCAGTCACCTTTGATCCAAATAGCTTTGGGCTCGTAGCGCATCGGCAAGCATAGGTGCTCGAAGCCTCCAAGATCTAGCAGGTACTGAGATAGATCCGTCTTGGCCAATCTTTGCATAGTGAGCAACACACGAAAATGTGCGGGATCCGATCGTCTTGTGTTGAGTGTAGATCTATACCAAGAAATTGAGCGCTTGTTCCCTGTGTCTGATTTGGCTCTAGCTTCTTCTGGCTTGACCGGATCGTCGATCCTAACAATGTTGCCGTGCCAACCCACACCCTTACCCTGTACAGATATCGCGAGCTGAAGTCCTAGTGCTGTGGTCTCAAGCAAGCCTAGTGCGTGATCAGGACCTTTCAAACGTGCGTCTGGATAGCAGTCTTGAAACAACGGACTGTCCATTATCTCAACGACCTTCTTTGCGTCGCGCAAGATTAGCCCTTGATCGTACGATCCGGCTAGCATCTTGAACGCAGGCTTACGCGACCAGCAATAAGCCGGAAAGAACACGTCGGTAATGAGAGACTTTCCGGCACCCGGAACAACATTCATCACACCGCGCAAGATCTGTTCTTCGAAGATAGCTTGGCAAAATTCACACATGGCTCCTATGTGCCAATTATCTTGGAACGGATCCGGCTCGACGAGGTGCCAGAATTGCTTGACGAATTCATGCAAGCCCTTGCGCGCTACTAGTTCGCGCACAAGCAAAAATTCGGGTATCTCTAGAGCTTGCATTACTACGATTTCAAAACCTTGGTTTCATAGGACATGTCCCCGTGCAAAAGAGCTAAACAACGCTTTGCAGTGTATAGAGCCCATAAAGGATCACTGTCTACTGCAATCACGCGCCTGCCCGATCGTATGCAAGAGCTAGCAATAGCACCCGATCCTGTATACGATCGGGCA